ACATAAACTGTCGATTGACATTTGATCAAGCGATCCACGTGACCACATTGTGTTTTCGTTGTATGGCGTATCAATATATTCAGCGATACGCTTAATTCCCTCAACAGCAGATAGATCATCTTCCTTACTTGGATGAAAACTTATCTTGCGAACATAGTCATGTTGTTTTGACCACCACTCAATAGTAGATTTATCAATGGTACGTTTATACTTAGTTACTTGTTCCTGCACATCAAACTTAACAAACAGTGCTTCGGAAATATAATCGTCATACGTGAGTGTGGTGTTTGTTGGATCAAATTTAATAATCGCAGCAGACAAAACAACAGTGGTAGACTCTACTCCTAGAGTCTCCACATCAAACATATACATCATTCTGGTTTCTCTTTCAGCCCACGCCACTTCGCGACTTTAATTTTTTTACCAATACCATTGACCCAGTGTTTACCATTCCATTCTGCGTGTTCAGCAAATGGCCAATTGGGTTGTTTAAAATCTTTTGCTTCATAGCGACCGACATGTGCAGGTTTAACTTTACCATCGAACCACTCGGTACACTTTGCTTCATGTTCTTCCCACTCGCGATCTGCTTGACGATCGTGGTAGTAATCAATAAGACCAGTAAATTCTTGAAGATCTTCTGGTAATGCTTCGATAGATTCTAAGTCATCGCTCGAATATTCGAAACAGTCATCAGATCCATGATTAAACATACCACAGAATGCCATACCTGATTCGTGATAGAATGCTTCAACTTGCCAATCTTCATCGTACAGGAATTCGTATAATGCGATAGGTGGTGCCCAAGCAGAACTAAATGATATCCAAATTGAGTTATCATCTTGTCGTTCCCAATCAGTAATGCTGATATCCCATTTGGTACCCCAGTTCTCAACTGACCAAGCATAGTCCCACTCGCCTGTGGGATTTGGGCGCAAATGCTGAAACACTTCCTGCTTGTCGCTAGAAAGTACTGCTTCAAGAGCATCAAGTTTTGATCGATTATCGTGGCATAGAGTTACACTGTTATCACACCAATTAGGCATCTTCTTTCCCTTCATTATCTAACTTAATAATACGGACTTCATCATATAAAGTTCCGAGACGTAACATATTTTCTGCGACTTGATCTGCTTCAAGCCAATTATCGCAATGCTCAGTCGACATGATTAGACCTTGTCGATAGGCAACTACTTTATATTTTGGTGACATAAATTATTCCCCATATTGCTAAAGAAAGCAACACAAACCATTCCATCAATGTGAATGTGCGTTGTATCCTATTCAAAAAATTATGAATACGATAACGCAATGGAAGTTTCACACGCACATCCGTTGAAGTGTTAATCTGGCATGATGAATAGATTTATGCATCTCGCCATTGATTTTAATACTCTTGTTGTGACGTATGACAACTGTAATATTTGGAACAGAAAGAGTTGTCGTATCTGGTGTTTTTGATTTTGATACAGTGTTGCCTGTTGAGAAAAACAAAGTTTCCATCAACTCATCAGATGCCATCTTACGAAGGAAATGATTATTAGCCAAAAGCCAACTCCTGTTCTATTCCTGTTAAGCAAGTTTCAACATGATCACGATTGGTAAGTTTAGTAATACCTGAACCAATCAACAATGACATGTTAAGTTCGCACTCAGACTCAATGCCATAATGATAGCATAAGCGCATAAGTTCTTCATCGGTGTGCATCAACCAAGCAAGTTTATCAAATTTCATAATATAAGTATACTCCCATTCAAGTTAAATGTCAAGCGGATTTCCGAAAATAACCATAACGCAAACCAAGTAAGAAACACAAGTACTCATCGTCACCTTGTGAACCTTCGGCATCATGAACCCAAGCAATTGCTTGTTCGCGAGTGCGAGCACCAGACTCCATCAACGAAGCCAACTGTGCTTCAAAGCGAACAGCTGCTTCTGATTCGTTGATTTTGCGCTGTGCTTCTTCACGCTGAATAGCATTCGCAAGGATTTCAAACTCTGCTTCAAAGTCAGCGAGTGTCCATGCGCTGGTATCGATCCCACGTGGGCGAGTACCGTATGCATCCTTATACATATCCCAATATTGGCATTGGGCTTGCTCCAAAGGGGACATTTCGTTCCAAGATAGCATTTTTGGTTCCTTTTCAATCATCATAAGATAATTATACGTCCAAACCGAATTTATGTCAAGCAAAATGATGAAAAACCCTATTTTTAGTAGGGTTTTCGTGCTGCAAGGGGATTTTGGACGATTTTTAGCGTTTTGGAAGGGGTAAGGGTCGGTCCAGACAGAAAAATCGTCTCTGTAGGGTCTAAAATCGGTCTACAGGGGTCGTTTTTTGGGGTTTTAGACCCTGTGGGGACGTTTTTTAGACGTTTACAAAGGTCGTTTAGGAAAGTTTTGAAACTTTGGAAAGGTTTCGCTAGACCCAAGTTGGTGAAATGACATAAATTCAAGAAAATCAACACAATCTTTATAGTCGGTAAAGATTCTAGTAAAAAATTCGCTGGTAAGTTCATTATGACCAATAACAAGAATTTGATTGTCTGAGTAGACAGATGCCTTAAAGACCCAGTGTCCTCTCACCGCAGTGTGGTAAGATATTATGTGTTTGCCGACAGAGACTTTTTTTGTTTTATTGTCCATTCACTTATTTAGTAAATGGAAGAAAGGGAGCCGAAGCTCCCTTGTTTTTATTTCACATCAAATAATAATCTTCTTTACCAACACCACACTCTGGACATTCAAAGTCAGCAGGAAGTTCTTCCCACTTACCTTCGGTTTGTTCATCATGCACGTGTCCGCATACTACACAAATATGTTGTTGATCGTTCATACTGTCTCCAATACTTTTTTATATGCATTGGCATGGCGTTCTTCAACTTTCTTCAAAGCAGCGAAACGTGCCTTTGCTTTTTCAAGAACAACTTTAAACTGTTCAGCATGTTCTTTGCTTTCAGCAATCTGTCCCTCAGCTTCTTGAGCAGCAAGAATGCTACCCTCAGCGATTGACTCTGCCCACATGCGAGGATACATTTCTGTATACTCATATGTCTCACCTTCAATTGCTTTCTCTAAGCACTCTTTGGTAGATGGCTTACCGATTAGCAATTCTAGATGACCCCATGCGTGTTTAATTTCTTGATCAGCAGTGTGTTCAAAGTGTTTAGCAACATCTTCAAATCCTTCTTCACGAGCAATCTTAGCAAAGTAGCGATACTTGATATGAGCCATTGACTCACCAGCCAAAGCACTCTCTAGATTTTGTAATGTTAATTTTGACATAATATCTTTCATTTAGTTGAGGGTGAAGGGACTTTACCATTCACCCAGTCCCAATCATCATCAGTCATTGGGATCCAGTTATTCATTTTACTTTACCTACTTTGTAAGTTCTAAATTTCTGGATATTCACCAAGACCAATAATGAAATCTTTGATGTGCTTAAAGAGTTTCAGCGATCGCATCTTTCTTCTCCTCAGTTAGTAATTGCTTTTCACTGCGGGATCTCACTGCGATTTTCTTTGGTTGCTTGTGTTCTGGAATCAAACGCTCCAAAGCAATCTTAAGCATACCATTGATCATCTCTGCATCTTTAACTTCAACTTCGTCATTCAATACGAATGAGCGAGTGAAAGCACGATTGGCGATTCCTTTAAACAAGAAGTCGTTTTGTTCATCGGTCTTTAATTCTCCACGTACGATGAGTTTACCATCAGCCATTTCGATATCGATGTCTTGTTGACCGAAGCCAGCGACAGCAATCTCAATGGTATAATGGTTATCACCATTCTTGCGAATGTTGTATGGTGGATAGTTAGGAATGTTTTTGGTCACATCTTCATGTAGTTTTTGTAGACGAGCAAATGGCTCCTCAAATCCCACAAAGAATTTGTCCATGTCTTTAGCACCCCAGAATGTGGGGATAAAATCGTGTCCCATATTTTCCTCCTTATTTCTTAGCGAATGCTTTTTTACCATCAAACGAAGTTGCTGCTGTACCTACTGAAGTGAAAAAATCAAATGTAGATTTAGCAACATTCTTAGCGAATGCGGTTTGGGCATCAATGTAAGTTTGGAGGGGTTTCTTGAGTTCGTCGTTGGTCACGAATGTGTTGACGAATTGAGTTTTTGCACCAGAAATGGTGTCGATGGTTGAGTTTACTTGTGATAACATATTATCTCCTATTAAGCGAGTTAAATTAAAAAAGATGATATCCCGAAGGCATATCATTTATGCTGGTTACTGTTTCCAGCGGTAGCTTAACGTACTACCAGCTTTATACGATTCGCAACTTAGCGGTCCTAAGGTGAATTCTTAAATTAGTGGAGGTTCGGGTCTGGTATCCTCCAACCAGTTCCTAGAGTATTACGTCGCGATAGGACTAGGTTCCATCTTTGACGTTCCCATCCCTGGGACTATTTTTATTTATATCATTAAACTTCATCAAAGCAAGTTGCCTTGCTAAAAAAAGTCTAAATTTTATATGCTCACTAAGTTCTTCATCTTCATGATCCCCACATGTAGAATCGCAATCCTGTACATGTGGGCGACGATAGGCAACATGCAGATCTATTTCGTCTGCGCCACCTTCTTCGTCATCATCAAGATTATTACTTAGTAGCTGGAGCTGTCGCTTTTGCGTCCTTGGCAGTAGGTGCTTGACTTTTAGTGGCAGCTTTAGCAGCGTCCTTCTCTTTCTTGGCTTCTACTTTCTTTTCAGCATTTGCTTCTGCTTTATCTTGTGTCTTTTTGTCAGCATGCTTAAGACCTTCTTCTTTCTTAGCAGGTGCTTTCTTTGCTGGCGCAGCAGCTGCTGGCTTTGCTTCTTCTTTCTTAGCAGGTTCTGCTGCGAAAGTTGCTGTTGCTACTGACAATGCGATAAGTGCGATAAGATTTTTCATGATTCGTCTTCCTCTTTGGTTGGTTTAGGATTACTCTGCTCTTGGATGGCTTGCCACTGTGGAACTGCCTGTACACGAATTGATTGAATCAGATCGTTAACTTTAACAAATGGTTCATTCCCTAGAGCACTAAGAATGACGTCCACTTGTTCAACAGGAAACTCCAACTTGATTGTATTGTTACTCATAATTTATTACCTTCCTAATAATATAACGCCATAGAGGTCGTTTTGGTTGACTTAATTAATGACTTTTTTTCTTACCGATGTTGTATTTCGGCACCAGATCCCACTCATCTTTTTCTTTAAATGCAAGAACTTTGATTTGTGACAAAGATGCTTGTGGTTCTGCTTCTGTTGGCTTTAGGATCTTTAGTAATCCCCAATCCTGAAGTAAAACGGCAACAGTATTTCTTCGTTCTACATCATTGTTTGTTAAATTTGATTCCTTACCATCCAGCGCAAATAGTTCTTTGAAGTGAACTAAAAAGTATCTACCTTGTTTGTGCAGGATATGGCATGATTGGTACAGTCTGCGTTCTTTTCTAGATGCAATCCCAATACGTGTCAGTGTCTCCTTGATCTTAAGGAAATTGTCTGGTTCTGGGAGTTCCACCTCGAGCATACTGTCGGGAGTCCAATCATAATATACGGTCTCATCAATAGTCATGTTCTTCCACCTTTTTCGAATTTTTGTTTTATCATAGCCAACTGCTCTTCTGTCAAAATGTCTAGAACAGCCATTGCTTTACGCTTACTATAATCATAGTATTGCATAATCATTTCCAAGTTGTCAGTTTTTTTGTGCTTTTCAGCCCATTTACTGAACCTTTTTTTCTTGGTAATGCTATTTAGCAAATACGAAAATTGCCAATCTTTCGGAATGGCATGGTGAATATTCATCTGGTTGGCTGGCAAGACTGTGTCATGAAAATATGCCAATCCACGATTAATGATAAATGCCTTATAATCTTTTTCTGCCTGTGGTTCTTTAATCAAATCCTTATTTTTGTTGTCGCAAATTGCGTTGATGTAATCAAATGGTGTCATAATATTCTCACTTGAACTTACAACTTGCCATAATCTCCGTCAATGCTGCAACATTATTTACCTCGATATCAGCTACGAATGCTGCTTTGTACTGATAGTCTGCAAGAATCAATACCATTTGTGGTATAGATGTTCCCTCAAGATAGTCAACTGCGTTGTCATATAATCTACGGAAAAGAACAGATGTCTCAATGTCGCTGTTTCTAGCAACCCAAGAACGTGCCTTAACAAAATCTTTTGCTTTCAAGTAACCAACCAACTCTTGCATTGATTCATCAGAAAGATTTGCTAGGATACCTGTGTCAATCTTACCACTCACACTGTATCTTTGAAGTTCGTTAAGAACTCTTCGGAAGTCAGGGAAGTAAGTTTCTACAACTTTAGCAACTACCTTGTTATCAAAGTTTACTTGCTCTTTCTCAAGCACCTCAACAACCCTACGATAAAACTGTGCAGCAATCTTAGGTTTGTCTTTGCTTTCAATCCTAAATTCTACAACTGCGCATCGGCTGTGTAGTGGTTGGATGATTCTGTTTTTAAAGTTACAGGTAAGGATGAATCTACAGTTATTGGAAAATTCCTCGATAAAAGAGCGCAGGGCTGGCTGCGTACTGTGTTGCTCGAGATAGTCGGCTTCGTCAAGGATGACGACTTTGACACCTCCAGATTCGAGACTAACAGACGAGGCATAACTCTTGATTTTATTGCGTAGGACATCGATCCCTCCATTTTCCGAAGCATTAATAAACAAATAATCTGCACCAATCTCATTACACAAAGCACGTGCTACTGTTGTTTTACCAACACCAGCGCCACCTGAGAAAATAAAATTGGGCAGTTGACCCTGTTCAACATATTGTTTAAATGTATCCTTCAGTTGTTCTGGAAGAATACACTCATCAATAATTTGTGGGCGATACTTCTCGCACCATAGAAATTCTTCACGACTCATAATATAAACCTCTTAAAATTATTCAGCAGATGAATCAGACTCAACAGCTACGTAGTATGTAAGATCGTTTGATGTGGATTTGAAACGACAAATCTTCATCTTAGCAATCGAAACATTATAAGCACCTGGAAGCATTTTGAAGTTTTCAATCTTCATGTTTGCTGTAAAATTCTTATCGGTTGTGCCAATATCAATTTCAAACTTATTTGTTAGGGGATTTTTCTTGTCAACAACAAGAGCTGTCAACTTTCCATCTTTACCAACGAATGATACGTCAGATACTTTCAAGATACCAGCAGACTTGCTCATTTGCTGTAAGTCAGAAGCTGTCATAGAAAAGTTAATTTCTGCTTCAGGAAAGTTGATAGACTTAGATGGTGTTTTTAAAGTTGTCTCTTCTGCTGCTTTATAGCGGATTTGATTCTTACCTTCTTTGATGATTACTACATCATCTTTAAATGAGAGATCTGGGTCATTGAACAATGACATGACACCCAAAAATTCATTCACATCATAGATACCAAATGACTGAGGGAACTGCTCAGCGACAGTAACATCAGAAATGATAGTTTTGTTTTCGCTCATTGTTGCAATTTTATTTCCTTCACGCAACATCAAATTCGCATTGATTGATGCATAGTTCTTGAAAATTTCTTGCGTCTCTTTACTTAATTTCATTTCACTTTCTCCTTAGATGATATATCAATATGTATAAACATTATACTATAAATGTGTGTTTGTGTCAAATTTATTTTTTCCTAGATTTCGTTTTAAACATGTTCTTCACTTTGTGATGGGGATTATCTTTAGAGTGAGGCACATCGAATACGAAAGTAAGACGTGGTTCAGTTGGGCTTACGTTTTCAGCACAATGGTATTTCTTATTATCAAACCAGAAGAATGTTCCAGGTTCGATAATGTGTTCTTCACCATCAACATTATACTTATACCTTCCTGATAGGGATAGATGGTACCGATCTTTCTCAAGATAGTAAGTACCATCGTCAATATGATTTAGAACTCGACCACCAACTGCTAACTTAAAGTATGCTGCTCGACAGAATTTCTTAACACCAAGTTTCCATAACAGTTTCTTTATTTCTGTATGTCGCTCAAACATCGGAGTTGGCTTTACTAACTCTGTGTTCTTTGGTTCAGGAAATTCTTCAGTTGTCAATGCCATAACGAGTGGTAAAAATCCATATGGGTCTTTAGATCCACCTGTGTTTTCATAGGTAGAAACTTCTTTCCAATCAGATTCGTACTCTTTGAGTTGTGCTAGAACAGCACTCACATCAACATTATGTTTTATAAAAATAAAATTACTCATTCACAAGTTTTTCAGTTTGCTCAAATCGCTTTTCCTGTATTGTTTTCTCTCCCCAAATTTTTCTTGGGCTTGAACACATAATACAGTTTGGATGACCACAGTCAAGTGCATGATGTTTATTGAAACGATGCGCTTCAGTTACTGGAACACCAAATGTTTTAGCGATCTTTGTTTGTTTTCGTATCTTAACTTCTTTTTGGTGAATACGTTTAGAGTGTTGTTCTTTGTCAATTTCATGTGACATATATCCTCCAGTTAGTAGTTATGGGAATTACCCCATAACTATTTATACAAATCACTTA